CACCAGTAGGGCCAGTAGCACCTGTTGGACCAGTTGCTCCATCAGAACCGACATAGCCGTCGTCGCCTTTTGGTCCAGTCGGACCAGTTGGACCTGTAGCACCAGTCGGGCCAGCATCTCCTGTGTATGGAACGAACTTTGCTCCATCAAAACGAAGAATTTGACCAGAAGTAGCACCTGAAGTGTCAACTTCAATGCCGTCAACAAAAAGAGCAGGAACTTTTAGAGTGTCGTCAGTCTTGAGGACATTCGCTTCGTCACGGTAGAGATTTACATCTCCGACTGCAGTTCCGTCGCCCCAAACAAGGCGACCACCAGCCTGAACTTGAAGTCTTGCGTAGGTATCGCCGTCTACAAAAATCGTCAACCCATCAGAGCCAGCAGAAGACAACTGCTTGATTGTAATTGGGGTTATAAATTTTTGTGACACGACCTCAATCGCTTCCTACATTATTTTGCCCCTCAGGGCAGACTATCAACCTGTTACTACGATATGGAAATCGTCAGACGAGATTGTTCCGTTCATGGTGACAACCACTGCATCATTGCTTGAGCGAACAACATCGCAGTTCACGGTCTCGCCAGTTGAGACTTGGTAAACCTGAACAGTTACATTCTTTGTGCCAAAGTTATGCGTAACAGTTGTAGTTGAAACACCAACCGAAGAAGCGGCACAAGCCTGATGTACGACTCTTGCCAGAACTGCGACAGAGGTTGTTTGACCAGAAGTTGAAGTGCTTGCGAGGTTTGTGCGAGCATCTGCTGCTGTTGAAGCACCAGTACCACCGTCCGTGACGGCAACATCAGTGCCATTCCAAACACCAGTGGTAATTGTGCCAAGCGTTGTAATGGTGTTCTGACCAGCATATGTAGAAGCAATATCTACAGCGTTTGCGGATACCGAAATGCGGTCAGTTGTACCGACAACATCAATTGTGTTGCCAGTCTTAGTGAGACCATCACCAGCCGTGATTGAACCAGCGCCAGAGAACTGTGCCCAGTTGATTGCGTCTGTTCCAACAGCGATAGCGCCGTTGCTTGTTACAACCCATCCAGAGTCGGCGTTGACAGTACCTTCTTCAACGAAAGTAAATGCTCCACCAGAAACTTCACCAGTTCCATCAAAGTCTGTTGCACGAACTGCTGCACCAGAAGCCTGGACAACATAGATACCGTTTTGAGATGCTGTTGCTTGGTCCTTAACAAGAACTCGGTTACCTTCAGCAAGGGTTACGGTAGTGTCAAGAGTGTCGCCAGCCTCAAGTCCTGTGGAAAGGTTGACTGGTCCAGTTGTCGCTGCACGAACTGATTGCTTAACATCAAGACCTGCACGGGCTGCGTCTACATAGCCCTTTGTAGCGGCATGGGCAGCATCGGTTGGTTCGGCAACCTTGATATTGCCATTTGCGTCACGCTTGACCAACTTAGATACGGTTGCGTCTGATGTTGCCCCATTAAGGTCATTCCAGAATGCAGATGAAAGCAAACCAGCAGAGTCAGTATCTGCAACATTAAGAGTGAGGGTTACAACGCCATTGGACTCTGAAACAGTAAGGGCTTCAGCAATACCAGAGCCACCACCAGAAGAAATGCTGTTTACAACCTTGCGCCATGCACCATTGCCATAGATTTCAATGCTGTCGGTCGTACTGTTGTAGTACATACGACCTTCAAAGTTGCCAGAGTTTGGCGCTGTGCCAAGAACTTCAAAAGTGGCGTTGACCAGTTGATTCTGATTTAGGTCAATATTTGTGAGAAATTTAGTTGCCATTGGCCCTCGCCTTTTAAGTTAGGTATGCATATCCAGAGAACGGCACTGTGAAAGAGACTGTCACCTGTGTCGTACTGTCATATTGTACTTCACCAAAGACTGCCGTTTTTGCAGAATCAACAATGGACACAGACGGGTAGCCACCAAGAGCGTGGGTGATTACCCATTCAGCAGAAGCAACACCTTGAGTATGGATGTGGCGTCGTGTACTTAATGTTGATGCAGAAGAAGAGCGGACAATTACCGTATTCGGAGCATCTTGCTCAACGATGACAATATTTCTCTCGTCAGTAACAACCACATTGTTTGGAATTGCAGCGCTCATCTTGTGACCTCCTGAGACAATGTAAATGTTCCTTCAATAACTCTTGAAACATTTCCGTTATCATCAATTATTTCAAGGTCATACACTCCACTTGATGTAATGGCGGAAGTAACAACATCGGACATAAAAAGACCTATTTGACCTGCTGCACCATCAATTGTAATTCTTCCGTTTTCAGTAGTAAGAGATACTATAATTGTTGACGAATCAATAGTTCTGCGAACCTGCATTCTTGCAGTATGGTCAGTAAGGTCGTACGGTTCAAATACTGTTGGGTCTTCGGTTGTTGGTTGCTCTATTAGCAGGACACGACTAAATGTTGAGCCCTGCTCGCATAAAATATTATATTTTCCTGCAATCATCACAACCTGCGCTTGTCTGGGTACATATATATTGTGCCTTATTTGTGGCTTATAGAGTGGCAGTACCGAGAATGCCATACTCAAGGTCTCCAAGAGTTAATGAGATTTCGTCAATTATTTCATGAATAAGCGAGTATCCCAATGGTCGTGCTGGTTCCGCCACTGCCAGCACTTCTGGAGAACCAGAAAACTCAGCAAATGTTAACGCTGTTGAGCCGACCGTGATACTTCCAGTAGTCGTAAGTTCGTATGCGTTTTTTTCATTTGCTGTTCCCTCTTTTACGATAAATATTGCACCAGTTGTAACTTCTCCTGAAGAGTCAAAGTCTGTAGCACGAGAGGCAGCGCCAGATGAAGAAGCAACATAGACGCCGTTCTGTGAAGCGGTATTTTGATTTTTCACTAGCACTCTGTCTCCAGCAACAAGAACTTTTCCGTCAATTGTGTCGCCAGCCTCAAGGCCTGTTGAAATGTTTATGTTTTCAGTAGTCGCCAGTCTTACATTCGTACGAACATCAAGGTTTGGTGTCTCGCTCGCAATAGTGATAGCACGAATAGCCCAAGGATTTCCTCCAGCATTCTGGCCAATAATTACTGTTTTGGTATCAGTTAAAACAAACTTAATTGCTTCTTTTAAGGCGCTTTGCGTACCAGCGCCACGACCATATATTGCTGGGTAAAGTTGTGCTTCTTTGAAGCCATCAGTATCTGTGACTAGTGGAGTTGAGCCAACATACAGTTGCTTCTTTAGTTTGTTTCCAGAAAACTGAGAAAGCCACTCAAGGTTTTCGTCATAAACGGCTTTATAGTTCGTTAGCCTGCTTCTAGTGTTAAGGTCCGTTTTTGAAAAACCTGGAATAATTTCACGAGAATCAAGTTGAAACCATTCTGAATACAAAAACATTGTGTCTGCAATGCTGTCTGTAAGAACATCAATAAATCTAAAAAATGGGTACTGCGGGTTTGTTTCTCTTCTATCGTAAGATTCATAAAAACTTGGAATGTATGGTCTTATGCTTTGAATCACTGGGTTCAGAGCCCATGTACTGTCATTTACAAGATTAGGCGTTGACAATCTCACAGTAAAAAGTTCGTGACCTTCAACATTGATTAAAACTTTATAAGAAGTTGATTCAAAATCTGATGATTCTATTTCTAAAACATTTGAACGAACCGCTGTCCAAGTTCCAGCCTGAATAGTCTTTGAATTAAAATCTACCTCAGCGCCATTTTCGTCAAAAAGTTTTATGTTTACGGTAACGCTTTTCTGCGCACAGAAAACAACGCATGAAAAAACAAACAACTGTCCGACATCGTCAATTTCAAAAATATCATTTACATCTAAAGAAAGTTCAAACGGAGTTGGTTCGTTTGGCGATGCGTTAAGAACATAGTGACTGCTCACATAGTAATCGTCACCAGTGTAAACAAATGTCCCATTAGTCATTGACCATGTTGAATTTGATTCAATTGACGACAACGCAACAGAGGTGTAACTAGGCAAATCGTATTTGCTAAGACTATTTTCCTTGCTAAGGCGCTGTACTGTTTTCACTTTTTAATCCAATGATGTAAGTGTTAGCGTTATGTCTGCCACAGCAACGCTAGGAAGAGAACCCTTGAGGTCAAAATAAATTCCATCAACCTCGCTGCTTCCACCACTTCCTGGCGTAACAGTTAGGTTTTCTGAATAGATAACACCAGGCACTGCTGAAACAATTGAATAGAACTCAGAAAATTTTATGGCTTCTGTAAATCTGTAGTTTCCTGGAGAAAAGTATGTTAACAACACATTTTTCACATTTTCTTCAATAACACTGCTGTCATATTGAGAAGAATGAGACACATCAAGTTCAATTTCTAAAGAGACAAGATTTACATCCTCTACTGCAACATCAAGACCAGCAACTGTTCTGCCTTGCACTGAAACGAGAATATCCAATTTTTGGTCTTCTGTTAGTTGCTGGTTTATACCATAGGTAAATATGGTCACATGACCTGGAGCGTTAGCATCATCCCATTGAAGTCCATCGGTAACATTTGTGAGGTCAAAAACCTTGCATCTACTAACAGTGGATATAAAATCAGAAATAATATAACCCTCTATTTGTGATGCTCTAGCAAAAGAAGATGAAAGTGAACCAAGAAAAGCAACCGCTCTGGTTAAAAACTCATCTGATGTTTCTGGATTTTTTCCATTATTAACAAGTGTGTCAAGAACAGCGCTAATCACATTTGATGTTGGGGTATCAATGGTGAGTTCAGTATTGTCCTGAATGGGCAAAATCACACCAACATCAATCGCTTCTGCTTCAACAGTTACGGTCGGCAGAGGGTCTTCTGGGTCAACAGGGTCAATCACGCCTTCTTCTACTGTTTGAAAATAAACAGAACGCTGTTCGCCCAAGAACTCGTAGTCATATCTAACCAGTGTTCCCTGTGGAACAGTTGTGCCCTCAAAGTCAATTGCTGTAAATGTAACATCAGCAATTGCTTTTTCTCCGTCATCAATCTCAATACCCATCATTCCGACAAGACCAGACATGAGCCTGTCTGGAAGTCTGTTAATCGCAGACATATTTAATGCGGAGATATATGAAACAGCCTGAAGAATTGCGTCTTCTGGCGTGCCTTGTCTTGGTTGGAATTCTGGCAATGACAGTTTTGCGTAGTCAATTGCATCAAGATAAACAGATGTTGGAGAAACATCGTATGGAACTAGATAAACATAGTTTGAAAAATCAATAGGCATATTAATTACCCTCGCAAATCAAAAGAAAATTGAACACTTAATC